ATCGGTTTTACAACAGTTGCCACTATCACCGCTTTAGGGGCCTTATCTAAACTGCCTCGAATCATCGATCCAGGAGTGTTAAGCCAAGATCAAGATGGCGATCAGATTTATACCCTTCTCTCAGGGTATTTGCTTGGCCAGTGGAATGAAGTGCCAGCGGCGCAGACTTGGGCAAACTATGACCCAACGGAAACTTGGAACAATGCTGCAAATCTAGGCTTAGGCGAAATCGATCGACCAGGCGATTACACGTTAATCTCCCGTTCATCTTCAAACACGGATCTTTATTCTTTATGCGTGGCTATTGCTAATTCGGCTTTTGGCGTTCTTTATGAGGATGCAAACGGCAATATCGGGTATGCCGATCAAACACACCGTCAAGATTATTTAGCGGCTAACGGTTACACAACCTTAGATGCTAACCATGCCAATGGTTTAGGTTTATCGGCTACTACTCGAGCAGGCGATCTTCGCAATAGTTTTACTATCAATTACGATAACAACGCCAACCAGACTTACATTGCTACAGATCCAACTAGCCAAAGTCTTTACGGCGTTTATGCTGAAGAATTTACTTCTAGGATTAAACATACTGCCGATGCAGAAGCTTTAGCCGATCGATACATCGAACTGCGATCCAACCCTTATCCTAAATTTGAGGCTATAACTTTCGTTCTAGGAAATCCAGAGATCGATGATGCTGATCGAGATGCTTTAATAAACATCTTCTTAGGTCAGCCAGTATGGATTCAGAACCTACCCGGCAATATCACTGGTGGCTCATTTCAAGGCTATATCGAAGGCTGGACATTCCGAGCAAGCCTAAACAACCTGAGCGTTACTTTTAACGCTTCTCCAATAAACTTCTCCCAAGTTACGGTAAAATGGGAGCAGGTAAACGCAGCAGAGACTTGGAACACCCTAAGTCCAACCCTTACATGGATCAACGCGATAGGAGTCGTAGCCTAATGGCAACAACAACAACCAACTTCGGCTGGGACATTCCCCAATCGACAGACTTAGTCAAGGATGGCGCTACCGCCATTGCTGCACTTGGGCAGGATATTGATACTGCTCTAGTCGACCTAAAGGGCGGTACAACTGGTCAGGTACTAGCTAAAGCCTCAGGCAGCGATCTTGACTTCTCCTGGGTAGCCCAAGATGATTCAAACGCCATCCAGAATGCAATAGTCGATGCTAAAGGCGATCTAATTGCTGCAACCGCGGCAGATACTCCAGCTCGTTTAGCGGTAGGCACAAATGGTCAACTTTTGCAAGCAGATTCAACAACAGCAACTGGTTTAAAATGGGCAACCATATCTACAACAAGCGGTTTAACTTTAGTTGCATCTACTTCTATTTCAGCAGCAACAAGCATCAGCGTTAATAATTGCTTTACTTCAACTTATGCAAACTATTTAATCGTTGTTGATGTACCAACTACAACAGGAACCGCTGGCTACACTACTTTGCGATTGAGAGCGTCAGGAACAGATACAACAACTGGATACGGGGTACAAAATCTTACTGCTGTTGGAACAAGCGTATCGGGCGCACGCGGTACGGTATGGGAACCATTTTATGCTTATCCAACAGATCCAGGATTTGCAGGAACAATAGAACTTTTTAGACCAAATATGGCAGAAAAAACAACTTTTAAATGCTTTACTGGTTATGGTTCAGATGAAGAATTATTTCTTAGATACGGGCAACAAAGCTCATCTACTCAATTTGATGGATTTACTTTAACAGGTCCAACAACACTTACAGGAACAATCCGAGTCTATGGCTACCAGAACAGTTAAGGAAACGAATATGCCAACACCTAAAATTGCTTTTTTTGATGCTATTACTGGCGATTATTCAGATCGCGAAATGACGGCTGAAGAATTGGTAGAACATCAAGCAAAAATCGCCGAAGAAGCGGCAAGAGTTGCTGAAGTAGAAGCCAAGGCAACTGCTAAGGCTGCATTGCTAGAGCGCTTAGGCATCACAGCCGAAGAAGCATCACTTTTACTTGGATGAAACCTAAATTATGCAAGGCTGGTCAACAACTTCGCGAACAGTTCGATGATTGTTTCAGCGATCGTGATCGCACCTCGGATGGCTGGATCGGCGATAGTCGCCACTCAGCTCGTAAGTCTGACCATAATCCAGATGCACAAGGCTGGGTTCGTGCCATTGACATTGACCGGGATTTATCAGGAAAGCCGAAGCCAGACATCATGCCTGATGTGGCGGATCAACTTCGTCAGTTGGCAAAGTCTGATAAGCGCATCTCTTACATCATCTTCGATGGCAAGATTGCAAGCGCCAAAAGTGCGTGGCGTTGGAGAACTTATACAGGCATCAATAAGCACCGCCATCATTGCCATATATCTTTCAGTATCAAGGGCGATCAAGATAGTTCGTTCTTTCAAGTCCCACTACTAGGAGCAAGCAAATGAATATGAAGCACCCAGCAATAGTTTCTATAGGAGCATTCCTAGCAGTATGGGGAACTACATCTAACTTCGCACTTGATTACCGAGCAATCCTTGGTTCAATCGTTGCTGGCATCTTCGGTTATGCGACACCTAAAAAATGACTCAGACGGACATGTTGAATCTCTATATTGCCACGCTTGCGATAGTGGGTGGATTGGCTGGCTATGTAATCACGCACTTGCTGTCGGAGATTAAGCGACTCAATTCGCGTGTCGATGAGATCTACAACATACTTTTAGAGCGATAATTTTATTATGGCGCGAAAAAAGGCTATCGATCTAGAGGCTTACTCTATTCTCGACCAGTACACGATCGGGCTAAATGAATACTACAAATCACTTAGACGAGCAGGCTTTACGGTTGAGTTAGCCTTAGCCATACTTCTTGAACCTGCTACTTACCCAGCAACTATTCTTCCTGCACCTAATTGGTTGCCACTTACACCCGACCGCATCCCCTATGACGATGATGACGATGAGGATTAATGAAGCGAACCGTAGTCATTCCAGACTTGCAATGTCCCTACGAAGATTCCCATGTTGTACGCAATCTCAGTTTATTTATTAAAGCGTTTCGCCCCGATGCTGTACTTACTATCGGAGATGAAATCGACTTGCCACAAATCAGCCGATGGACAGAAAACACACCGGGCTGGTACGAGCAGACTTTAGCTGAGGATCGCGATCGAACAGTTGATGTTCTCTGGTCGCTTTTCGAGTATTCCAAAGAAGCCCACATGGTTCGTAGTAACCATTGCGATCGACTTTACAAGGTGATCATGAAGAAGATCCCAGCATTCTTATCATTGCCAGAATTGAAGTTCGAAAAGTTTCTTAAACTAGATGAAATGGGAGTTAAATATTGGTCAACTCCAATGCCTATCGCTAAGGGCTGGATTGCCATTCATGGGGATCTGGGGAGCCTTAATCCTAATCCTGGCTTATCGGCCTTAAACCAGGCTAAACGCCATGGCCAGAGCGTAATCATGGGGCATACCCATAGAGCAGGTAGAAGTGCCTCTTCTGAGGCTTCTAACGGGGTTTTAAGGCGTGTTCTCCATGGAGTTGAAGTAGGACATGCAATGGATCTAAAAGCCGCCAAATACGTCTCTACGCCTAATTGGCAGCAGGCTTTCGCCATCGTTACTGAAAATGGCAAGAATGTTCAAGTAGACCTGATTTACATCGAAAAGGATGGAACATTCCAGGTTCATGGAAGGCGCTATGGCAGGGCTAGATGATTGGCCAGACATAAATCGGACAATCGATGACCATGTTGATGACCAAGAATTGTTACCGTTTCGTTATCTAAATGATCGCGGTTCTGTCTGCTAGTCATGTAACACTTATTCCAAGAAGCCAGAAACTCTGGCGGATCGGGAGCAATATGAATATCTATGAAATCGGAATGATGCTCACTTTATGGGCATTAACGATTGTTTTCTTTTACTCAATGGGAGTAGATGCTGGCTATAAAGAAGGCCGCCGGGCAATGCGCAAGTTTTACGATCAGCGCGATAAGGTAAGAGCATGAAAGCCAATGATTACCTTACAGAAGCTAGAGCCATCATCCAGGATCGTGGTCTTGACTACGGCCATCCATCGGACAATATGTCCAGAACCGCATCCTTATGGGCTGCATACCTTGAAATGCCAATCGAGCCTCATCAAGTTGCAATGTGTCTGGCGCTGGTCAAAGTCGCAAGAAGTATGGAAACTGGAAAAGTCGATAACTACATCGATGGAGCAGCGTACTTCGCTATCTCTGGTCAACTTAAATTAGAGGAGAATCAACTTTATGTTTAATTTAGAAGATTATGAAACCGTTGAAGAACGCCTAGCAAAGTTTTGGAAGGAACATCCAGATGGTCGAATTTATACTACGCTCGTTGAGCATACCTTGCAGCGCTTTATTGTTCAGGCTGCTATCTATCGAACTGAAGTGGATGCACAGCCTTGGACAACTGGC